TTGTTTATTAAAAATATAGTATTATATTTGTACCAGTTAACCACTAAAAAATATAAATTATGAAATCATTACTTTTTAAATCAGCTTGGTCAATATTCAGAATGCAAAACGTTTCTTTTTCGGGATAAACTTTAATTACTCGGTTCTTTTGGTTTATTGTACGGATATAACCGCGATCTTTTTTTATTCGTTCGCGCAATGTAATATAATCATCAAAATCAACGTTGGCAAATGTAATATTATCGTATTTGTGTGCTGATACAATCTGGTCATTCGGAACAAAAGGCTCGTTTTCCACTACTGTCAAGCCATTGTATGTTGTACTGCATTTTCCGTTATTTTTATAGTAAGTGCTTCGTAATGGATTTTCTTTCCAATACATATTAGCCGTTGCAAGCGTTGCGTTCCAATAATTCAAAATATTACGTTTAATCGAGTATCTTAAATTACTGTAACGGTTAGGAGAAATAAGGTCTGAAATAGCGGTAAAACCTTCGTCTGTTCGGTTAGTTAATGGTATTGTTTCCTGTTTTATTTCATAAGTATATTTAGTCAATTTAACCCCATCATTTACGCTATTCCATGTGCCGCCGCTTAAAACAATTTCCGTTGTAGTCACTGATTGCACCAAAAAAGTTCCAGCGTTTACGTTTGGAGTTTCAATTATAAATGTAGTAAACGGTTTAATACCCAACGTAATAAAATTTACTTCTCCGTTGCTTCTAAGTGATAAATTCGGATTGTTATACGTATGCTGTAAATTAGTAGTTTCCGTGAAACTGTAATCGTCAGTAGTTTCAATAACGTCCATTACAAAAATCGTATCATCGTCCTGCGTAGCAGTGTCTTTACTAATTTTTGTGGCCAGTCTTTGCTGTGCGTCTATTAATATTGCATCACGAACAGGATCAATGGAAATCTCTAATTTGTTAGGCGCTCTTTTATTAAAAAATGTCCAAATGCTTTCTCCGTGAATTGTACTGTCTGAATTTGGCTCTGTATTTTCTTTTAGTGATTGGTATTTCCCGTATTTAAATTTAAACTCATTCAATGCGTATTTTTGATTGGTATTTTTTACCATATCTTCAAACTGCGTATCGTCAAAAAAACCGCACTCTACGTTGGTGTAAAAATCTTTTTCAATGCCAAAAAATACCGTTCCATCTTCCTGTATTTCAGAATCTCCTTTGTGTTCACCCCAAATAAAATCTTCAATATCGGCTAAACTCACATAAAACGGTTTATCGGTTTCAAAACGCATCATATTGCCGTTAAAAAACACATTGTCGTAAAATTCTCCAGCAAAATCATAACGCTGTGATAAAACAGGTTGCCCTGAAATACTTTTCACAACTTGGCGCATAACGTCGATTAATCTGAATGTAGGAACTATAGAGTTGTAAGCGGTAGATAATGCTGTTATTCCTGTATCTATAGATTTTATTACATTCGAAACAAAAAGATTACTTTGCCTGTTTTCTAAATACATGTAAACATTAGTATCTCTGTTGATGTCTCCTAATAAAAAATTTAAATAATTACCCGATATTGATTGATTTTGCCCAGGCGAATTAGTGATTATGTAAAAGTATTTTTTATCTTCTCCTGTTCTCCCTACCGCTACTGTAATTCGCATAAAATACGAATTTATATTGTTTGTTCCTTTTATATCTACATTTCTGAGACTTATTCTAACATCTTTTAAGTTTGTCTGAGCCTTCAATATCATGAAATCCTCTACATTGAATGTAGTGTTTGTCGCTCCTGTAGGAAAAGGCACTAAACTATTTTCTATTTCGTATTTATCTGCTGATTGCGTAATATTTACATACGTTTTAAACGCTACTGTTTGCGGGCTAAATTGTTTCCACGAACTCGTTTGAAAAGCAGGCTTTGCCTGTAACAGCATATTAGTCGGTACCAACGGAGCAATATAATTTCCGTCAATATCCAATGAAGAAAACAAATCTACTTTCGTTTCTCGACGTGATTTTATCACTTGATTATTGCCTTTTACAATGGTCCTGCATTCGATATAAGTGATTTCGTCGGTTTCTCCATCAACAAAATGCAGTTCCGATTCGTACACTTGATCCAATGCTGTAATAATGCCTAGAACTATTTCAGCTTCAAAACCTCGTTTGTGATAGTAATAAAACAGTTTATCGATGTAATGATTACGATAATCGGTAAAACAGAAACGATTTTCGCCTCCGTTTAATGATTCATCACGCCCCAAACGATTTTCTTTCTGCTGTAAAATAAAATCTACCTCAGAGTAATTAATCGGTTCATCTATTGGGTAACGCGTGTTTGGCTCTTCAGAAAAAACCAAGTAAAATTTTTCTCCGGCCATGATTATTTAAATTTAAAACCTTTAGACGATGCAAAGGCTCTGTTTATTTTTGTTCTGCTTCCTTGTTTTTCTACATAATTACTGAATCCATCTTTATCAATAACGGTTTTCTCTACCGTAACATTACCTAAATACTTATTCATTATACTATCCATTGCTTCGTAATTAAAGCCGTTATTTCGCTCTGAATGCATTAAAATACCTCTTGGATGAAGCATTGATCTTACTTGCTCTTCCTGTTGTTGTTTCTCCCATTGATCAGGTGTATAAATTTTAGTACCTCTTGGCGCGTTCATTAATACATCGCGTCCTTCTGGCTGTGCTATACCTCCATTTGGAAATACAATTGTTTCTTTGAAATTGCTTCCCGGAGCATCATTTACCATCATTAAACCTCCGTCGTGTGTTCCTCCTTTGAAGTATCTAGGAATATCCTGTGCAGAAACAACCGCTGCTTGTGCTGCACCTAATGCCAGTGCAAAAGCTGACCAAGGCAAACCAAAAGTTAAAGGACTTTCTGCGACTGCCGAAACAACCGCCTGAGCTGTGTTTATAGCAATATTAAATAAAGCGTTCTTTTTATCCGCTTTAGCTTTTCTATAATCAATATCTTTTTGACTTTTTTCTAAATCCTCAGACAATTTTTCCTGCGCTGCTTTATTGTCTCCGGCGTATTTAATTGCAACGTCATATTGAGACTGTAAACGCTCTTTTTCTGCATCAAAATTTCTTTCTCCAGCACTTGAAATGAAATTAAAAGTTTCCTGTACCGTCTGACCAATAGCATTAAAAGCAACTGCGAATTTTTTAGCCGAAGTATCCGCACCCTCCCAAAGCTGTTTAAACATGGTAGTCATTACCTTGTTACCGTTTTTATCAAGCGCTTCAATCTGTTTGAAAAATACATTAAAAGTTTCTCCAAATCCTGCATCAGAAGCAAATTCATCGCTAAAGGAGCTTAAATAATCTTTTGTTGCTGCTTTTAGTTCTTTTAATCTCTCCAGTTGCTTGTCATAAGCCTCTTCTCTTGACTTCCATCCTTTCAAAAACACTTCGTCCGAAGCGTCTTGTCTTAAGTCTTGATCTTCGTGGTATTGCTTTAAAAAGTCTTCAATATCTTTTATTTCTTGAATGTATTCGTCATTCTGTTTTTTACGAATGTTTTTTTGCTTAGTATATCCGTCCTGCATATTCTTTATAGTTGCCATTTCAGCATCTATTTCAGCAATTCGTATCTTATCTTTATTTCCTTTTGCCAAACGAACCTGTTCGTCATGATCAAGTTTTATTATCTGCATCCTCAAATCAAGCCATTTCTCCAACGCCTGCTCCTGATCTTTGTAAGATGTTAGATCCGCGTTTAAAATTACCTCTTGGTTTAATGCTTTTAGCTCTAATTCTTTTTTTGCCGCGTCATATTTCGCTTTCAAAGCATCTTCAATCTCTTTTAACTGCGCTTTAGTAAGTTTAGCGTCTTCTGCGGTTATATTTTTGCCCTCATCTAATAATTTATTTACCGCCTTTATTTGTCCATTTCTTTTTGATAATAAATTATTTATATCATTTAATCTTTTGCTGTTTTCCAACATCTCAGCTTTACCTTCTACATGTCTTCTGTAAAGTTTGTCGTTCATTTGCACCTCAAAGGTAGCTTCTTCTGGAGTAATAGCTTTTAATATTAATTGTCTTTTTTTTAATCTATTAAATTCCTCAGTTTCTTCTTTTGCTTTTGCAAGATTATACGCTCTATCGTTCTCTAAATCTTTTTTTCTAGATTGTTTTATAGATTCTTGCCTTTTATCTTCTTCTAATATTTGCGCTTTTGTAAATTTACTTTTGTCGATTTTAGCAGCTGCTGCTTCATCCGCAGACTCTATTTTTTTATAATAAGCTATCGTTTCATTATAACCTTGCTCTTGTAGAGTTTTTATTATTCTATTTCTCTCCATTCCTGAACTCTCTAAAAGCCTTGAAACACCTATCAATAAATCTGTTCCAACTCCGATTGCTTTTTTCATGAAGTTAGATAACTTATTACCATCTTCGTCTAATCCCCTTACAAAATCTCTCCATGCATTAGTGTATCTTGTTTGAGCGGCCGCTAAAGTCTCAACACGGTTTACATTTTCAATACCGTAAGTAATTTCTAATTGTCTAGCAAATTTAGGTAATACGTCAGAAGCTAAAAGCTCCCCATTTTTCATCATTTTTGCCAATTCTATTTCGGTAACCCCTAAAGCTTTTGCCATAATTCCTAATGCCCCCGGCAACGCTTCACCTAATTGACCCTTAAGCTCTTCCGCTTGAATTGTACCTTTAGACATCATTTGGTTTAATGCTAAGAAAGCACGCTCCTGTTTTTCGGTAGATAATCCCATGGTTGCGCCAGCTTTTGTGATACTTTCGAAAATATCCTCGATTTGGCTTCCGCTTAATTTGTCTTTTGCCGATACATAAAACTGTGTGAACTGAGTAGTCAATTTACCTAAATCAGAACCGTAAGCCTCTGCTATTCTAGAAAGAAACATTTGAGACTGTGCATAAATTTCTTGGGTTCCTGTGACTTGTTTTAAAGCCATGTCCATTGACTGGATTTCTTTGGTAGTTTCGAATATGTCTTTAGCTATTCCGGCAATCATTTGCGCTCCCGCAACTAAACCAAATGCGGCTAAAATTTCTTTTACGCTTTTTATTATAGAATTTGAATAATTACCTACATTTCTTTGAAACCGCCCAACTGCTCTATCAGCCTGAACAACCCTAGCATTTAATCTATCAAATTCCCTTTGAGCAACCCTTAATTCTCTATCAAATTCCCTTTGCGTTTGAGTCGCTTGTCTTCCGGCTGCTATTAAGTTTTGGACGGCTCTAGCTGCTTGCGTTTGTTGTGTGACTAATCTTTGATAAGCTCCTGCAAGAGTGGAATTAATAGTTGCCGATTCTCTAGCGTTTCTATTAAGTATTCTTTGATTGACTGCTTCTTCAGCTGTTTGCGTGCTTGATCTTTGTCGTTGTGTAGATAATGAATTATATTGCGCCTGTAATCTTGCCAGCTCTCTTGCCTGAGCTTGTATAGTAGCGGTTAATTGTGCGTTTTGAGCGGTGAAGTTTGCTAAATCGCTGGGTAAAGTAATTGCATTAATGTTTCTTCCGGCTGTCAACGCATCCGCCGAAACTTTCATTATAGTAGTGTCTAAAACTTTGAACTGATCAATAAGTTTTTGTAACTGTTTTTGTTCTTCGTTAAAATCAAATAATTCGTCCTGATTAGCCATATTTAATTGTTTTTAGCTTTTTCTTCTACCATTTTGCAAATTTCTATCCATTCAATAAGAGTCAATTCTTTCGGGTTTAGTCGATAAGGATACGACAATGCTATTGTAGCTACCTGCAATTGTTTAGTTAATGAATCGCCGTCTTTTCTTCCTTCAACGATTAATTCTTTGCTAATTAAAGCGATTTCTGTTGCAATTCCTTCAAGCGCTGTTTTGTAGGTTTCAATTAAAACGCAATCATCATAAAAACTATTCAGTAAAGGAAAGTTTAAACGCCATTTTTTTAACTCCAGCACATATTTAATCCTCATTTCAGAAGTTTCTGTTGTTGTTGGGAATCCTATAATTGTTCGCAAACCATCAAGAAGTAAATAACACGCTTCATGTTTCCTTTTTAACCAATCAATCTTTCCCCATTTTTGCATTTTTGAAGAGAAAGAACGATCATCAACCGCTTTAAAATACTGGTCAACCAAATCGTTTTCCACATTCTTAAGTTCGTCACATTCAATTTTTGTCTGTCTGCCGTCATAGTCGATTAAAAACCAGTTGTTATCTTTTGTCTGGGTATATTTATCCCATCTATAAAGTACCAAGTCCTCAATAGATGCGTAATGATTTGGTAATTCTGAAACTTTGTTCATAATTTTGATTTTAAATATTTTTTTAAATCAGCCTTGACTTTGTCAGTTATTATTTTTTCGTTTTTATCGTTAAGTCCGAATAAATTGGAGTAACCTCTAAAAAACAACAATTTATCTCCTGTGCCCATCCCATTACTAAAAACGCTGTATTTTCCGCTAGTGTCAAAATCAACAAACATTCCGCTTAAAAAATCACCTGTCCATGCAAAGTTATACAAGCTTCCTGCGTTTTTTGGTGCTACAGTAGGTTTTGACTGAGCTATTATTTGGGTCAGCAACGTGTACCGTCCCTTGAAACGCTTATCACTATTTACAAGTCTTTTTCCGTCACTTCCAAAACCTGTTTCAAATTGAGAGGCATTAAGGCGAATTATTTCTTTCTCATATTTAGAAGCTGACTTAATAGCTTCGTTTTTAAAACCTGATCGTATAGCTTCAAGCTTTCGGATCTTCTGTTTTACTCTTATTGGCATATTTTTTGAATTCTACGGAAAAAGTCACGCAAATTAATACTAAATCAAATCCCGTTTTAAACGGGTAAATTGATAGTCCAAAATCTTTAAAATAAGCAACGTAAATTTTCATAATTTATATTTTTTAGGTTTGATGTAAAAATACAAAAAAAGCCGTCACAAAATGCAACGGCTTTCAAAATAACCAATCCAAAACCAAATTATGAAACTACCGCATCAGCTGTGTTTGATTTGTAAAGAGTGCCTAAAGTAGTCAATACAATGTTTTTTAACCCAACGGTAACTAAATCAGCAGAGGCTAATGTCGGAACTGTAAGAGTATATTTTTTAGTCGTAGTATTATAAACTATCGCTGTTGGATTACTTACAGCACCGTTTTTAGTCGCTGAAAAATCAGCAAATAGCAACCCTTCAACCGGATGCGTACCATCCAATAAATAAGCACTTACAACGATTGTTGTTCCTGCCGCAATAGGATCAGGAGTTACTAAAACTTCATTTACTCCCTGCAATTCGTCGTAAGTAAAATCTAATTTGTCATTAGTTACCCATGACATCAAAGAATCTACTTCTAAACGATTTACTAATTGAAAAGTAACCGTTTGGCTCGCGCTGTCAGTTCCGTTTGCTCCTGTATATTTTCCATTTTCGAACATTCCAAGAGAAAACCCTTTATACTCTCCTGATTTTGTAGATGTAAGCCATAAATTATTGTTTACATCAAACAAAATAATGTCGTACCCTTCATAAGAAGATAATGCAGTTAACGCCTTGTGAAAATTCACGCCATTATCAAAAGTAGCAGCGTATTCGTATGGCATTTTTCCTGCCACTTTTTTGATACCTGAACCGTCACGAGTGATAATTGTGTCCTCTGCCGTGTTATCAACAAACGTAATTACACCTTGAAGCATAATCAATGTACCGTTTTGCTGTAATTCACGCATATAATCCAAAGTGATTTCCTCGGCAAATTTGAATCCTTTTGACAAAAGACCCATTGCAACAACTCGATCCCTGTCAATTCTGCATCCTGCTAATCCTGTTCCTAAGACACCTTTAGCCGTGCAGTCTACTTTGTTTACCTGATCTATTAAAGCCATTATATGAATTTATTAGAAATTAATGTTTCTTTTACTTTGCCTTCTTCCAGCAACACGGTGTTACCTGGCTTATAAAGTTTATCAAGAGTAAACTCCTTTTTAACTTTGTATTCTTTTTTAGATACCTGTTTGGCTTCCACTATTTCAGGTTTTTCTTTTTTATCTTCTGCCATTTTTTTTAAAATTTAATGGTGTTAATGCATTGTGGTGTTCCGTCTGCTTTTTCAGTAAACCTAATATTTGCATCCAAAACAATTACGTTCCAAAAATCAGTTGCTTTTGTTTGATCTTCTTCGGTATAATTTGCCTCACGTCTTACGGTGTATTCGTTTAAGATTGTCGTTACTCCGCTTCTTTCTAATGCTTTAATTACGTTTTTAAGCAATGGGTTCAAACAATTATTAAATTCAGTCTTCCAAACTGTTGGGTTTCTGTTTTCAACATGTTTACTGTCTTTTGCTAAAATCAATCTGCATTGTCTTGTAAGCGAATGAGAAGCTTTATTTGTGTTTTCTTCCCCAGATACCAGCCAAACCAAAGGATATTTATTTCCTGAAATAGTTTTTAAATACAAAAGTAAATCAGGCTGATCTCCCCACTCGAAACGAATCGGAAAATCTTTAGCGTTACCATCCTTGTAAGGTGGTAATTGACTGAATATTTCCGTTAAAATATCCTCTACAATAATCATAATCCTAATTGATTTTTAACATCATGACTTACAATTTGTCTATAAGGAAAATCTTCGGTCTGACTGTTTAAATAACCCACCAATGAAACCTCGTTTGTTTGATTAGTGTAAATCCCTCCTGGATTAATCACCCACATATCGTAATCTACAAACCATTCATAACATCTGTAACCGTGATACGCTAAAACAAAATCATTCCAAGTGGTTACATATCTTTGTGTTGGATTCACATTATTAGCTCCTTTTGGGTTGGCTTTAGCGTCTCCTACTCCGGTCATATAACTTGCTTGTGACTCTATCCAAAAAGAGTAAACGTAATCAGCCAACAGAGAGCCTTTATAAGTTCCTAGAGAATAGATTAAACCTTTCCATTTGAACTTAATATCATTAACAGTGTATTCTTTTCCGTTAACCAAATCAATCCATTTTTGAGGTATTCCCGTCGTATCTTCTGGAAACATCCCGTTAACCAAATACGAGTCTAAATCTGTAACCTCATCAATTGTCAAGAAATCAAACAATAATAAACGACACTTTTCGTCAATTATCCTTTCTAGTTCGGCAAATGATTTACTATCTGCTTCGTCTACATTTGGAATTACTCGCTTAGGAGTTTGAAAATATGTGTCGTTTATTATGTACATTACAATGTTTTTAGATTATTTTACGTACTCTGCAATTCCCTGCTCTACTAATGCAATAGCTTTAACTTTATGAGGAGCATATACTTTACCCGCTTTTTGATACTTTGTATTTTTCAAAAGCTTTATTGTAACTCTGTCCGCGTAACGAATAACTGTTTTTGCTTCTGCATTTTTAGTTATCATTTCTTTTGCGTTAAAACTTACTCCATCAGTATTTTGTTCTCCAGCTAATGACTGCAAAGCCTCCGCGTTTTCTTCTTTCTTTCCCATTTTGATTATATTAAGGTGTTACTACTACTAAATCATCTTGAATATCAGAAATATCCCCGAACAAAATTGCTCCAGCATCAGACTCTTTAATGTATGTGCCTAAAAAAGCCTCAAGCTTACGAGAAACTAAGTTTTTAGAAAAATCATCGTTTTCATAACCCTCGTCATACATTATATTTTCAGCGAAAACAACATTGAATTTTTTTAGATCACCAATTAAAATTGCATCATCCCCGATTTTATTAGAGAATTTTACATTTACTTGACCTACTTTGGTTCCGTCAGCCGAAACGAAAGGAGCAATGATATATCTTTCTTCAGCATCTTTAATTCCTGCCATTTTAGCCATCCAAACTGTATTTAAAATAGCTGTAATCTGACCTTTAAAGTTGCTTAATCTGATACGTGTTGCCATCGCCATAATAACGTCGTAGATGTTAGGCGCAACATAATATCCAGCCAATCCAGCAGGAACAATAAAAGCAGAAGCTTCTGTTTCTAATCCTGAAAGATTGTTTGTCAATCCGTCACCATCTAATAATTGATCGTCAATTTTTTGATCTACAAGCTCTCTCGCGTGCTCTTGAAAATCTTGAACAATAGCAGGAGCATGCATCATTAGGCGTTTTGTGAATTTCCATCTAACTGCAACCTCTTTAATGTCATGCTTAGTGCTTGTCCAATCAGCGTCAGCCAATGGTTTTAAAGCCCCCTCTGCGATAAATGCCGCGTCTCCGTCTTCATTAATACGGTCAGAGGTCCAAATACTTTCTGTTCCCGGCTGTGTTTTTACAGTAACCAAAGGTAAGATAATATTCTCAGGTTTTGGAACATGTCCAATCTCTGTGTCAATATAATTTCCAAATAATGGGGAGAACCCACCAGCAACATTTGGTGTAACATTTGCAGTGGTCATAAGTGCAGCAACTTTAATTACCGTGCTTGATCCGTACTGTTTGTTTTCTGGGTTTTTAGTGTACTCCTCAATATTTTTCTCTACAAAAGTGATAAAAGTGCCTTTTTGAATAGCTTCTTTTCCATCAGCAGTTTCTTTTAGCTGATTAATAAGTTCTTGCATGTCTGCAATAGACTTGTTAGCTTTATCCAAATCACCCTTAAATTCTTCTTTTAGTTTAGCCGCTAAATCATCAAGCCCTTTTTGAACCTCAGCTTTTTCAGCAATTTCCTTTTGAGCAAAATATGCATCAGCTTCTGCTGGCGTCATTTTGTCAATTTCTTCCTGTGTTTTTTTAATAAACATAATTGTTTGTGTTTAATTAATTTCTTCTTCTTTTACTCGTTTGAGTGTCTTTTGACGGCTCATTATTATCATCAAGTGATTTCTCGGCTTGTTTGTTATTCGTTATTCTTCCCGTAACGGGATTACTACCACACACTACTAAGCTTGATTCTCTTACGTTTTTTGCTTCTTTTATCGGAAAAAAGTATGATATGTATTCGAAATCATCTTTATTGGCGATCGTATCAATGTATGCATCATAATTTGCTTTTGCTGCGGCATCTGCGGGATCATTACTGTCTAACGCGAAAAGAATTGAAACATATTGCATTCTTACGCTTGCCTCGATGCTGTCACCGCTTTCTAGCCAATCTTTTGCCGGCTGATATATTACCTTGTCTTTTGGTACTTTATAGATTAAGGCCTGAGTATCTCCTTCATAGTCTTTACCTAATAAACTGAAAGGTATTTTAGCGACAAACATTTCTACATATTCTTTCTTAACAATTACTTTACCTATTTCTAAATCATGATCAGCGACTAAATAGTTTTTATACTGCTGGTCTTTTATTGATTTATTCCAAAGCCCATCAATATGTAAATCGTCATGAGAGTCTAATATTCTAGTCGTGTTAACAGCGATATAATAAAAATTATCATCAATCTTTATTCCTTTAAGCTGATCGGTAAATTTCAATAAATCTAAAGATTTGCAAGTAACAGAAACGCCTTTTTCGCAAGACTTCTGAATCTTTGATTTTTTAGCGTCAACAATGAAGTCTAAATTATCTTTTAAATCTTTAAACAACTCTTCTTTTGTCGAATAGCTTTTATCTGGAAAATAGATTGATTTTATCATTTCTTAATATCTTTTTGATCCTGTAACTGCTTTGTTTTTTTAGCCAACTTTTCTTCAGCTTCTTTTTTCAATCTATCTTGGATTTCTTTATTATTCAGCTTAGTACTCATAATTCATTAATTTAATAAATTGTTACTCAGTTTTTTTGCCTCTGCGTCTGTAATTAGTCCAGAGTCTTTTGCTTTAATAATATTATCTAATTTTAAACCTACTTGTTCGGCTCTTTCTTTTTCAAAAACTTGATTAAACATCAAATGCGACCAGCTCATTCTTATGTCTTGATATCCATATTGATTTTCAAACCAATCTGTCAACATCTGCCCTTTAGGAGCCTCGCAATACTCTATTAAACGAGCCATTGATTTTTCTTGGTTCTCGTAAGTTGATCCCCTTAAATTCGCCTCTAAAATATCACGTGGGATGTTATACATTGTCCCGAACATGAAGTAATCATTATAGAAACTTTCGTCAAGTTTTAATTTCCCAATATCCTCGACAAAGCGCTTAATATCGATCATCGACTTTACAGCGTGAATATTTTTATGCGATCTTACCTTTGTTTCAATGTCTAGCTTTTCGCCCTCAGACATCGGCAATTGTGCTACATTATCAGGATCTGCTTTGCCGGCAACCATGAATTTTTGGGCAAACTCCAAGTTTATCCCTTTGCCGTCTAATGCAAGTTCACTGTTTTTAATAACCTTATACAAAGCGTCTACTCTGCTGTAGCCTTTCATAGGATTATTGCTACCCGCATTAGTGAGATCGTAAAAAGGCGTTATTTCGTTTAGCTTGATCCATTTAACATCGCCATTATCAAACCTGTATCTAACTGAGCTTTTGAATATGTCGTTATATGTTTGTTTTGATAAAATTAACGCTTGTAGCTTCTGAATTAAACTAGAATCCCAATCAAAATTGCAAGGGTTAAGCCATTGAATATTACTGTTATCTGTAAGAACTTTTGAATTATTTGGATTATAAAGGTATGCAGTTCCGAATATGTCTAACCAAAACTTATAATCCCAATCGAACTGTGTCCAGCTTTGAAGCAGGTTCGGTTTTTTAGATTCTGAATAAAGAAAATCTACCTGCTTTAATTTTTCGTCTTGATACTGATTAATCTTACCTAACGAAAATATGTCACAATCTAAAGCAATTACTTTTAGTAATGCGGGATTATTTAAAACGATTCTTAATTTATCAGCGTCAGGTATAACTTTGCCTAATGCTGTGCTAGAGCTGAACATCGTATAAAAGATGTTTCCAGCCACATCTGTTTCAATATTTAATGGCTCTCGTTGATTGCCTCCAAAACCGATATTAAAAAAGAATCCCATTAAATTTTGTTTATATTGCAACAAATATAGAAAAAGTTTTTCAATAATTTACAAATGATTTTTTGCGTGTCTTCTTCCGTATCGTATTGGGTCTATTAAATCATCATAAGCTTTTATTACTTCATCGTCTACAACTCCAAGCCTGTCCATTGCATAAGAATAGTTTTTAAACTCTAAATCAATTCCTTTTGATTCTTCAGTATAAGCTACATTTGTGGAATGCAGCAACGTTATTCCTGCCATTACTGAGCCTTTTGGCTTGTCGATTCCGTAAGCGTATTCCCAGCCGTAAGCACGTAATCTCTCTATGTTATCAGGCACAGCTGAATCACAAACCAAATATGCATCTTTAGGAATCCCTAAACGATTTACAGTGTGGGCTATAATGCCTCCAAATACTTTTTCTTTATACCCGTTATAAACAAAACTATTATTCATTGATTCGATTTCTTCGCTGGTCATTTGCGCAAGAAGTTCGTTCTCTGAAAAATAATTCAACTCATGGCAATAAAGGGTATTTGTGTAAGGATCATATTTTAATTCAACAATACCAAATTTGTGATTTTTACCCCAATCTAAAGCGTAAAATGATTTTAGTTTTAGTTTTATAAATTCTGAATACGGTATTCTTTTCCAGTCATTAAATATCCTGCCCTCTACAGCTTCTGTCCATCCTCCCATTACAACCTGTTCGTATTTCTTAGGATCGTCTATCTTTAGATTTCTGTAGTATTCAATGATGTTTGGTGCCAAATACTCTTTAGGCACATCTAAGTAAGATGTATGGATATACATCACGTTTCGGTGTATTAGGTTGCTGCCTCCGTCAACGTTTCGTGCTTCAAAAAAATGTCTGTAAATCCAATGATGAACAGACGAGGGATTTAATATTAAAATTGTGAGGTTTCTTTTTGTTTGGGATCTAATCGATAGAAATACTTTTTCATAAGTTTCGTGATCTGGAAGCTCTTCTGCCTCGTCAACCACAAAACAATTAAAACCGAACAATGACTTTAAATTAGCTGTTTGCTGTTTACTGCCTGTTTTAATTCCTTTAAAAGCAATTCTATTCGGAACCTTATTCTTGTCTGATTCAACCTTTTCAATGTGTGAAGTAGTTGAGTTTAAATAATTTTCTAATCCTAAAACCTCAATCTTTGCCTCTACTTCCGGCTTAATCGAATCTACAATAGATACGTTTGTAAACCTGGTATAAAGAACATCCCATAAATGGTGTGCCAATGCTGTTAACGAAAAAACAGCTACTACGAAAGATTTAGCAGATCCCCTACCTCCTGTCATAATAACTGTATCTACCTCTGAATGTTCGCCTTGTAATAATTGAAAAAGAGGTTTGTATTTTTTACTGAATTTAATCATCGTGATCTGAATCGACGAACATTATTTTTGTTGGCTCTCCGCTTCCTTTTATTTCGCCTGAATGCTCCATTGAAGTAGTATCTTTCCAACCGAAGTTCTTAAGAATGAATATGTTACCTGTGCATTTATCGCCCATTGAGGTCGCTATTTCGTGATACTGCTCAATCTTGGTCAATGCTCTTTTTATCGGGTCTAAAAACTCTACTTTTTTAGCGTAGTTATAAAGCGTTTGTTTGCAATCAAAACCAAGATACAATGTTAATCCTGTTACAGTTGGAGGTTCAGGTGCTCGAATCCATTCTTTTTTCACAACGAATACATCCGGCTCTGTTTCATGTTCATCTTCTTTGTATTCGCCTTGTATGTAATCAAAATATTCTAAACAAAGTGAGGTAACTTTTTCAATATCTTCTGGGTTATTCGCATCGTAATAAGGCGGACAACCTCCGTTATTTCCTACTGCGTTTTGATTTCCTAACGGTGCTCCCATGTTATTTTATTTTACCCAAAATTAAACATTTTCAACATAAAAAGCAAAAAACACGTAACTAAACGTGTTTTGGGTGTTATATTTTAATAACCTTTACTGATTTTATTTGATTCCACACTTGAATTTCGTTTGTACTGCCACTTACCCAATTGCAAGCAGCTACCCATCTGTTTCCGTCTGGACAACTTCCAACAGAAGCCAATGATCTACCACCGCCATGTTTTTTCTTCCATTTGATTTTATAAAGTCCGTGATTTAATTTTTGCACTTCTTCTTTAGTCATAATCTACTTTATTTGTAATTCGTATTTAGGTTTGTTACTTAAACTTGCGGATTGAATATGTAAGTTTCAACTGCATCTTTTAGCATTAAAACATCACGAACTTTTTTAGCATGATGTTTTTCTCCTAACTCAAATATTTGAAAAAATACAACTTGAATATTCCATTGACGAATAAAAATAGTCCCTATCTTTTCGTTTAAATATGCATTTCTTCCGTTTTCTTTAAATCCTGATTTTTCTAAGAATTCAATAATAATATCTTTATCTTCCATCCCTAATAATTTACTTGGTTAAATTGTTGTTGCTTTTTTGATTAATTCACGTATTTTTCTTGCGTCAATTCCCTGAACAATATCTAAGTCGTACTCTTTTATAATGTTTTGTAACTCGTTTAAAAGTTCAGGAGCACATGCGATTAAATTAAAAATCTCAGAAACTTGATTTTCTTCTGTAGGATCTTCATCATCGATTGATAGCGTACAAATAGTTTTACCGTCTTGGTTTTTAATTGAAGTATCGCTCCAACTATGATCTACAAATTCCCATTTTTCGTTTTTAAATTCCATAATTATATTTTGTTTGATTGTTTAAAAATATGCCACATGTACACTAATATTCCGGCTACCAAAATTATAGTCAGCACATCACTTTGAATTGATACGCTAGTTACAGCATCCTTACAATGCGGATTATTCATTCTGCTTGGCACCGCTTCACACCAACACTTATTAAAAGGCGTTTGGCATTCTGAGAATTTATCGTTCATGGTTAAAACGATCTTAACTCGTTAGGCATACATGATTTGTTGCCGAATAATTTATCAGATACCCAATCTATTGCTTTTTCAAATATTGATCTTCTATCTATTTCATTTAAGGCTTTTGATAATGTCATAAAAGTTGAATTTGCCTCTTTAAAAGCGTTGTTTAATTTCTTAGCACCTTCTACTGTAATGTTTAATTTAGTTTTCATAATGTTTGCTGTATTTAGTTGTTAATTATTTTATTCAAAAACAGATCTGACTCATGTTATCACTTAACGTCAATTTTCGCATGATCGGGAGTGCTCTGCTTTTTAAAAGCCATATTAAGTATCCTCTGATATGTTTTTTATAAATTATTTAATAATATAATGTTTTTCGGTTATTTCGAAGTCTAGTAATTTAGCAGTTTTATCGATGCATTCCTGTACTGTATTACCTGTTATTTCACACTCAATTGTAAACTTTTCAGTAGTTTTAAATTTAGCTGCATATTTACGATTCTTGACAATAGTATGTATCTCAATCAAAGTAAACCAAGTTTCAGTTTTCTTTACAAATGTTGTTTCGGGTGGCTCTACCATGGTTAGTCTACTTTTTTAATTGACATAAAATACATACCACTTATTTCATCAATCCTTCCGTCAATTTCCATAAAGTACATATTTTTACCGTCTACTTTGCCCACGTTAACTTTTCCGTTATTTACTTCGTGAGCATAAAAAATATCAATATCCCCATCTTTCCATAATTTCTTATACCACCTCCCAGCTTCAACAACCAACTCCTTTTTTTCTTCAAAGAATGCGAAGGGGAAAATATCACGAAGCACATGTTGAGTAGTCAAACAATGTTGTCTTTCTTCAGAGTATTCACGTAATTTAGTCTTTGTAATCACAAAAATTTCCTCAACTTCAATACCACACGCTTCAAGGAATATTTTTTCGTTCCATGTTTCGTGGATTTCTGTCCCTCTACGAATCATATCCGCACTATGCGTGCCTAAATCTTTTGAATTAGGATTACCGTAATTATTCGTAAGATAAGGATATCTCTTAAAATTAAAATCACAATCCGTAACTCTAAAATTTTTTAATTTACTTTTGATATCGTTGTATTGTTTATTACTACAACGCATTGCAATTGCTTTTTTCATAATAATATAATTTCAGTTTGTTTTTAACCTATTTAAGGTACTATTTTATTTTTTATATACTTGTCGTTGGTTTTCGTGTTTTAATCACGTAATTGTATTAAAAAGCAGTTTAATGACGTGCTTAGGTCTTTTTATTAAATCAATCCTTTTCTTTTTACGATTAAAGCAAGTTGAAAGAGTGTATTTGCTCGGTATTCTTCTTTCATTGCTTTGATTCGCTTTTCAATTAAGCTTACACTGTTTGGTGTAATCCCCATTTTTTTAAAGTGCAAATGGATTTCTTTTTGCTCCAATCCTCCGGCAAGCGCTTCAAGGATTAATTGATCTGTGTCTTTCATAATTAATATATTTTTTATGGTTTATTATTATGATGTAAAGATACGAATGTTTTTGATATATTGTATTACATTTTATAAAATTAACATTATTTTAACTTATTTAGATATATTGCTATTTCTTTAAGTAATGAATGTTGGTCAATTTCTACACGGAAAGAAAACATTTTCTTGGTGCTGGTCTTTGGTTTTGAACCGCCCCTGTTGTCGGAGCGGTTAGGTTTTAATTGTTGTGCCATTATTCTATCCAAAGTATTTGTGACCAATGAAGATTAAGCATTTTCATTACTTGTTGTTTCGAATCTTCTTTTGAGCACGATTGAACATTTGTTTTAACTGTTCCTTCTGATACTACTGTGAAATTTTTCATAATTAATTATTTTAAGTTATTCATTTGTCTTTTTCTTGAAGCTTCCATTACATCTTGAGCTTCTACCATTGTGATTGTATTTTCTTCAACTTTTGCAACTTCATTAAAAGCATTCATATTTGCATATTCAACTTTTAAAGTAGCCTTAGGAGTAGTTCCAAAAAAATATCCGTTTTCTTTATAGAATGCTAATTTTTCAGCTTGTGTTAATTTTGGAGTTTTAGAGTATTTTGACATGACGTTTAGTTTTAGTATTTCGCTTTATTGCTGAGACAAATATACAACGTTTATTTATATATTGTATTACTATTTATAGCTTTAACATATATTTAACATTTTATTTCCTCTTTTCTGCGTAAACCGTTTTTATTTGCTCGAAAGTAATCGCAGTTATCGACTTGGATTGCATGATTTGTTTTTTTGTTTCGGGTGTGAGGTCGCGCCAGTAGCGTAATTGTTCTTTCATTTTAATTTCATGCTGTATTGCCCATCATTTTCTTTTTCTATAGAATATATTAATTCTTGATCAAAATCCATTTTTTTAAATATCATAGAGTTTACATCTTCGCCAAAACTTTCAAAATGATCTATAACTTTTCTATTATTTGAACGTAAAGATTTTAAATAAACAACACATAATTCACGTGCCGGTATAAATGAAAAATTATTTTTGAAAATCATATTTGCTTTTTTATAGTTGCTTAATAACTTATATTGCTCTTTCATATCTCCGACGCTTTAATTGTTGTTTTTACTTTAGTCATGGTTAGTATCTTTCAAATTTATATCCTGCTTTAATTCTTAATACTTCTGCTTTAGAATCTAAAAATATATTGACTTCATCAATTTTACCTTCGCAATTATATTCTACTTTTATGCCCCACATTCCATTTTCGCATATTGGATATCCTATAACCCGTGTTACATTGCATTCCTTCATAATCTATTTTTTAAATGTTATTTAAAATAAGGTTGGTTAAAAATCAGACTCTTTAATTTTTATATCTCTAATATGTTCGCCACAGTAAGGACAATAATTAACCCTGATTTTGTTTTCTTCAATGTGTGGCATTAAAAAGACATTTCTTTCTTCTGTTTCTAAGACCATCCATCTAAATTTAGTTGCATTATCTTTTAAAGTTTTGCAACAGTAGTTTTTAGTACTCATAATTTCTCTATTTATTTTTAGTTTTCAATAATCTTGGTATTGGTCTTGGTAATGAAATATATTGAATTGGCATAAATACTTCGTCAGGTTCGTATGTTTCTGTATCGACTGGAAGCATTGTTAATATTTCGCTTTCAAAGTTTATAGCTAACAAAATGCATATAATTGGATTTTCCATGCTTGAAGTTTTGAATTCTAATTTCATATACGGTTTCCAATTCGTTTTTATCATTTGCTCTCTTGTCATTTCATTCGTTCGTTTTAGTTTTCAAATAAGGCTCAATTTTTGGGTAGGGGTTAACGTTGACTCATATACCATCTAATCAATTCTTTTATATCGTCAAATTCCCATTTAAAGAAAGCGCAATAACCTTTTGAAATTAATTTGTTAATAGATTTTTGCTGAGCTTCTAAATGATCGTTTTTTAATAATTCTCCATTTTTCTTAAACGGTGTTTTAATTTTTAATTCTATAAACAAACCTTTATAAAATTTGTTTGGCTCTAAGATTAACAAGTCTGGACATTTAAAATCTTCATCTTGTATTTCTTTATTCCGTGAAGCCTGAAATTGTGTTAGTTTTATATTTCCTATGGTATCGCTAACAAATAATACTTCAGGATAATTTTTATTTAAAAACCTACATACGGCTTTTTGTAAAATAAATTCTGGATGTTTCATGATATAAATAAGTTTTTAATTTTGTTGGTTCTTATTTTATATCTAAATGTTTCCTTTTTTAATCCATGAACACCGCAATAATCATTTGCTCCGTAATAATATACTCCGGTATTTAAATCTAAAATAACTTTTAAACAAGGATTTTTTAACCCAACTCTTAATTTATTCATGTCAGAAGTTCTTTGACATTTCTTGCCAAAATTTACGTGATTTGATCCTGACATTTTTATACTGTGTTCCGGTCTTTTTTTACCGTAAAAACAATGTTTTTCTCCTGAAGATTTTTGTCTTATTAGTTTCTTTGTTTCTTCTGTGTGTTTTTTACCGAAAAATGGATTTTTATTTCCTGTTTTTCCAAACATTGGGTTTTTATCTCCCATTCTTGAATCAGACATTATTTTTAATGTACAATCACTAAAAACTTGCTTCTTTGATTCAGTCTTTGTTAAAACACAATTAAGCCCATTTAATCCAATACAATCATAATAATCTTGATAATATCTTTCTTTTTCATTTAACTCATGTTCTTGACATTCTAAAACAATTTCAAAAAAATGATTCTCTTTACTAAACTTAATGAATGATTCTTTTAGTCTTCTATGATTCATAGCATTGCTTTTAATAAAATAGCTTCGCATTCTTCTTTTTAAATTTATGCTTTGTCCTATGTATATTTTACCATCTGGACTTGTTATTTTATAAATACCGGCAATTACTCTATTAATTCGTTTGAGTGGCGATTCTTTTGATTTCATATTAATGCGTTTTTACGTCGTTCTAATCCTTTTTCAAATTGTTCTAAATCTTTTTCTATTCCAATATAGTTTCTATTTAATCTATCACAAACTACGCCTGCGGTATTTGAACCTCTACACGGATCTAAAACAGTATCTCCTTCATTGGTGTATGTTTTTACGAAATACTCGATTAAAGATTCAGGTTTTTGTGTGGGATTTAAATTTGATTTTTGTTTATCACTTGCAAATACCTGAACACTTAAAGGATATCTTTCTGTACTATCATAAGAAGCGTGTTCAAAATCCCCGTATATTTCAGTTTTTTTAGTATTTCTTTTGTGATGTGCAGAACTTACCTTTCTTTTATGACCTTGTGTTTTTTGAGCGTTATATGTTGGCAATTTTTTATAGAATACTAAAACATTTTCGTGTGCTTTCATTGGCATCTTTTTTGAATTTAAATGTCCTGTAGGATTTGTTTTTTGCCATATCCACTCATAACGTAAATTTTTTAAATTACTCATTGCTAATATTGCTGTAAAGGGAAACTGAGCAGTGCAAACAACACAACCGTTATCTACTAAAATTCTATCTGCTTCTTTCCAAAATTTTTCTAAATCAACTAAAATATCCCATTTACATTTTGTAGTCCCATAAGGGAAATCAGGTATAATTAAATTTACGCTTTTGTCTTTTATAGTTGGCATTATATTTTCTAAAGAATCGTTATATTCTTCTTGAACTATTAAAAAATCTTTATGGTATTCGTAATCTTCAATTTTGTAAAATGAATCATTATTACATTTTTTAACACCAAAACCTATATGAGCCTCGAGATACCATAAATCTTCTACAACTAAATGAATATTTGCTTCTTCTCTTATTCCTATTAACTTCATAATTTCTAATTTAGATTCACAGTAAATAACTTTTTTATTTTTTCGTATTCGATTTCAATTCTAAAAATCAGGCGATGATTTATTTTTAGGCAAATTATCTATTTCATTTTCTTGAACCTCATAAGGCAACCAATCATCATTAACACCGAATAATAAATCTTCAAACGGAATGTTACGACTATATTCGCACGTTACGTTTGTAAATCCTGTTTCTTTATCGTTGTCAATAAAAGCGACAGTTTCAGCTTTCTTTAAAACGGAGCTTCCAACGTGTCCAACTGGTTTAGATGTCCCGAAATTCTTATGCAAAATTCCTGTAATATGCATCTGTTCTTTTGAAGTCCATTCCAAAAGCTTCTCAGTAAGTCCTGTCGCTTGCTCTAAGCTATTAAAATCAGTTACAAGGTCTACATATCCATCGATAGAAATTAATCCAATTTGAGCCTTGTATTCGCTTTCATAAATAATCCAGTCAATAAACTCAAAACGTTCTTTTGGCGAATATTGCCTAAGCGAAAATGTTTTGTAAAGATCGTAATTACCGCCAACCATATCACAAACACGTCTAACTACTCGCTGAGTGTGAAATTTTGATTGTTCGGTATCAAATTCAATAACAAATTTTTCGTTCGTTTGATGCCCTTTAATTGAAGGATTTAAAATATTTGATTGCCCTCCAATATATCCTGCAACAATCATAGACTTAAAAAATGTCTTTCTACTTTTAGAAGCGCCAACGATACAGGAAAAATCTCCATAAGAACCAAACGGAATAGCAAACGATGTTCCTTTGTATAACGATGTTCCAACGCTTATTGCAACTGGCTGTGGTTTTATTTCTTCAGCAGGATCAATATAAGAATCTTTTGCTATCTGTGAAAAATCTATTTTCGCCTCTGGAATAATAATTAAATCGTCTAATCCTGATAAATCTGCCATAGCTATAAAATATCTCCTGTTTCCGCAAACATTGTTAAAATAGGCAATAATTTTTTTACTTGCTTTTGAGTCAAATGCATTTTAGTAATTAATAATACTTCTTCAGGAATTTCGAAATGTTGCCATCCGGAACCTGGTATTAATATTTTAGGGTCTGCATCATCAACACCAAACCAAATAGCATCTTCAGTCGCTAAGCTTGATTTTTGAATAGAACATTTTACATCATATCTATCTGTAAACTGAATTAGCGGAAATCTTCTTTGTGTTTTTGTTTTTTTAATTCTCATGATTTTAGTTTTTAGGTTAAATATAATTATTAATGTTTTTTATAAATTCGTTTACCGTATTGCAAAATGATTTAGTAACTTTTTCTTTTGTCCAATTACCTTTTATTTTTTCAATCATTCCTTTTTCGTTAGCTTTTATTTTTTCTGGTTCGCTTTCCAATGATTCAAAATTAAATCCTAAATCTTTCAAATAATTATTTAATTCCTGTTGGTTTAGGTTCGATGTTAGAAAAGTTAAATGATGGTCTAATGGTCTTTCTAATTCTGTATTTAAACTCGCAATTGCTCCTTTCATACTTCCTGAATGATGCAGATTTAAATTTAAAACGTAACACACTAATTTTGCAAAAAGAATATGATCGTTAACTAGAACTTTTTCGCTTTCTAAAATAGTTTCGTTTATATTTTTAATCGCTTCGATGTCCTCAGGAAAAACTTGCTTCGGAACACGCTTATATAGTTTAACTACTCGCTCTATTGATTTATCAGATTTCCAACTCATAGCTTTTGCATTTCTGATTTCACTTCTTTGTAAAATGCTTTTTTGTTGTAATTTAAACATCTTGCAGTATAAGAATCTGTGCCCTGTTTATCAAAAAGCTCCTCGCCTAATTCTTTAATCGAATTAATCACTTCATCAACACACATCAACGCTCTTCTTTTACTTTTGTAGTTAGCTTCTAAAACAGGAGATTCATTTCTGAATTTATTATACAGTTCAATTGCTTTTTCTTTTGGTGTCATAATCTATCTTCTTTAATTTTTGGTTTAGGGAATTGTTTCTTTTGACTTGGTGTTAATTTCGAATAAACTTCATC